ATACACAAGGCAAGATGTTATTATGAGCCGTAAAGGTAAACCGTACGGATGGACTTACGGAGATAATAAAGAAATTCACAATAATAAAGGTGAAGTTATTGCTATTAGAAGAAGAAGGTGTGATTATTACGGAAATTCTGAAATAGTTGATTAAAGTTCTCTTAATATAGATAGTCTTATAACCGGAACTTCGGTTGTAAACGGAAAGCCGGTTGCGTATGCCGGCTTTCAAATTTCTTTCCAAAGGATAATCATGATTAACGCAAGCGATTTACCAAAACTAAAGGACAAACAACATGAATGTATAAAAAGATACCTCGCTAATGGATTTAATAAAAGCGAGGCATATCGCTATGCTTACGATTGTGAGAAGATGAAATCTGCATCAATAGCGGTTGAAGCAAGCAGATTTTTCAAAAACCCTAATATTACCCTATGGTTGGAGTATTATCAGCAAAATCAACAAGAAGCAGTTAAGGAAGAATTGCAATATTCCGCTATGGATTTCTTTAAAGAGTGTGATGAGTTGAAGATGATTGCTCTTGAATGTAGTGATAAATATGGTAATCCGAATGTTATTGCTGCAATTAAAGCAACTGAAAATAAAGCTAAAGTTTGCGGACTATTAAAAGATCAGATTATTCACTCCGGAAGTGTTACTCAAATGCCTTCGGTTGTCGTAAACGGCAAAGAGTTAGAACTCAATATAGGAGAAGAAGTTGATGCAAATACAAGTTCCGGAGATGCTTGAATGTCCGCCTAAACTCTATCCGGTCATTACGGAATTTAATAAGTATTTGTACTTTCTTCTTGAGGGCGGTAGAGGAAGCGGAAAAACTCAAGTCATAGCAAGATTTATTCTCTATATCGGAGAGAAAAGAAAGATAAAAGTTTGCTGCGGTCGTGAAATTCAAAAGTCTATTGAAAACTCCGTTAAGTCGGTTTTTGATGGTCTTATCCTGAAAAACAATCTTGATTGGAGAGTTACCGATAAAGAACTATTTCATAGACAAACCGGTTCTCGTATCTTCTTTCAAGGTTTTAGAGAACAAGGTTCAGTATCTATAAAAGGACTTGATGATGTTGATATTTTATGGATTGATGAAGCTCAAGCAATAACAAAAAACACTCTTGATATTGTTGTTCCTACAATTATCAGAAAAACAAATTCAAAAATAATCTTCACCATGAATAGATTTGTTCGCTCTGATGCGGTGTATAAATTTTGTGTAGGTCGTGAAGATTGCCTTCATATCAACATAAACTATTTTGATAATCCGTTTTTGAATGAAGCTATGAAGCATGAAGCGGAAGTATGCAAGGCAAAAAATATAAAAGATTATGAGCATATATGGCTCGGACATCCTTTAGCTCAAGCAAGTGATTATCTTTTATCCTCTGATAAAGTGGAATATGCAAGCAATCTTGTTTTCAATAAAGAAGATCATCCGCTTAATAAAGTTATGGCGGTGGACTTATCAGCTTCCGGCGGTGATTTATGTGTAGCAAAATTGCTTGAACAAAAAACAATGTCCGGATGGGAAGAAACTCAAACTACTACATGGGCGGAACCGGATACCGATATTACAAAAGGAAAGATTATAAACTTTTATTCTATTTGGAAACCGGATATTTTGATTATTGATGCTGATGGATTAGGTTATCCGATTTGGGTGAGCGTTAAGAAAACTATTGATGATGCCATAGGTTTTAGAGGAGCAGGAGCAGCAAAGAATTTAGCTTGCGGAAATGCTCGTGCTGATGGCTATATGGCAGTAAAAGAATTTATAGATAATGGTTGGTTGAAGCTCCGGTGTGAAAACACTATCCGCCAACTTGAATATATAAAGAGAGATTTCAAACCTAACGGCTTGAATTACATTCAAAACAAAAAAGATATTAGAAAAGAACAGGCGGAAAGTCCGGATTTTGCGGATACCTTGATGATGGCTATTTATGCAATCACTTATCATTCTCATCTTTTCAATGCAAGGATGCAGAAAAGCTCAAGTTCTTACATAAATTCTGATTATGATCCGTTTGCTTAAAAAAAAGAAAGTGAGGAAAATTCTATGTGTTCAACTCCAAAAATGCCTTCAACTACGACAACTCCAAAAGAAGAAGTTGCAGCTCCTACTTATGCGGATGCTTCTGTTTCTAAAGCATCTACAAATACAAGAAACAAAACTGCTGCTCTTGCCGGTCGTGATACAAAAACTTCCGCTCGTGGTTTAGGTGATGAAGCTACTACAAAGAAAAAAGAATTATTAGGTGAATAAGGATGGAAGATAAGAAGTACGAAAAAAAGTATTTTGAGCAGAGAAGGTCTGAATTAAAGCAGATTTTTGAACAGATTAAACCTGATTTGCAAGATTTAGCGGATTACTTTGCTCCTAATGCGGTGAGATTTATTGCAAGAAATGTAAATAAACCTCATGTAAAAAGTAAAAAAATTCTCGATAGTACAACTTTTATTGCGGTGAGAAACTTTGCTTCCGGTATGATGACCGGTGCAACTTCTCCAACAAGAAGATGGTTTAAAACCGGCATTATGTCAAGAGGTAGAGATAAAACCAAAATGAGCTATAATGCTAAAACTTGGTGTGCAATTCAAGCGGAGCTAACGAGAAAGATTTTATATGCTTCTAATTTCTATCAGTTATTGCCGGAAGTTTATGAACAACTCGGAGTATTCTTATTCTCTTGTATGTCAATGGAACAAGATTATGAAAATGTTGTCAATTTCAAAGTTTTACCGATTGGCTCATACTACTATTCAAAAGATAGCAGAGGTGTTGTTGATACGGTTTGCAGAAACTATATGGAAAGTGCAAAAAATCTTGTTGAAAGATACGGACTTGAGAACTGCTCTGAAAGAGTTCAAGAAATTTATGCTACTAAACCGAATGAATTGTTTGAGATAGTTCACTTTGTTGAACCGAACAGAGATTATAAAGAAAATTCTCCGTTCTCAACTCAAAAGAAGTTTATCTCTGCAACTTATGAAGTCGGATGCGGTGATAAGTTCCTGAAGATGTCCGGATTTGATAAGTTCCCTTATGTAGTTTTTGAAGCAAGTTGTAACGGTGAAGATGCGTATCCATCTAAAGGATGCGGAATTTATGCTTTGCCGGATGCAAAACAACTCATGGCTTTGATTAAAGAACTTGGAAAAGCGGTTAAAAAAATGGTATCTCCGGCTTATCAAGGTTCTGCAAGTTTGAAAAACAAAAAACTTTCAGACAATCCGGGGTTCTTTAATGAAGATGGTGATAACGGTGCCGGAATTAGACCTATTCATGAAGTTAATCCGCAAGTTTTAGAACTCAAAACAATTATTGCAGAATTAAGAGAAAATATTAAATCAATATTCTACAATGATTTATTCGCTATGATTTTGAATACTGCTGAAAGAGGAAGAACCGCTACGGAAGTTAATGAACTGAAAGAAGAAAAACTTGTTCTTCTCTCTCCTTTATTAGAGCAAATTCATACGGCTTTGAAACAAATTCTTGATTGGATTTTTTATACTGAAATGGAAGTTGGTATTCTTCCGCCTGTTCCTCAAGAGCTTGAAGGTGAAGAAATTGAGATTGAATTTATTTCAACTCTTGCTCAAGCTATGAAAGCTCAAAACATTTCTTCAATGGAAAGATTTATCACCTTTACCGCTAATATGGCTCAAGCGGTAGATCCGGTTTTAATCAAGAAAATCAAAGGTGAAAATATGATTGATGATTATGCTGATTTTGCTAACATTGATCCTTCACAAATTGCTCCTAATGAAGAACTTGAAGAATTAAGAAAAGCTCAAGCAGAAAAACAAGCTCAAGCGGAACAAATGCAGCAGCTTCAACAAGGTTCTGAAATGATTAAGAATATTGGCGGTGCTGATAGTTACGGAGCTGATTTATTGAGAAGGTTAGGTATGGGTTAATGTATAGCGAAATTGATTTAAAGAATATGATTAGAAATGTTTCTAATTCTCCGGATGGTTTAGAGTTTATTTATTTTTTGCTCGATAATTTCGGAACTTTTTCTTACAAAGTGAATTTGAACAATTCCGAATTACATAACATAGCTAATGCAATCAAGAAGGAACAAGGTGAATTTATTCTTGACCTATTGAGAGAATACAATTTTGAAAAGTTTATAGAGGTACAACGAAAAAGGAGAAATGAAAAATGTCAGAAAACAATGAATTAAACAATCAAGCTGCTGATGATGCGGCTAATCTTCAAGATGATGCTAATCTTCAAGATGATGCTGATGGCGGAGATGATTTAAACAATGGCTCTCAAGATGGCGGTGATGGTGCTGCTGATGATGGAGAGGGTAAAGAAAAAAATAAATCCGGTGATGATACCGGTATTTACGGAGCTCCGGAAGCGTACAATTATGAAGCAATAAAACTTCCGGAAGGTTATGAATACGATAAAGATATGCTTAAAGAGTTTGATGCACTCAACAAAGAAACTAATCTGTCGCAAGCTCAAGCGAATAAGTACATGGAGTTTGGTTTAAAACTTGCTCAAAAAAGTGCCGGAAATGTACCGGAGATATTAAAGCAAGTTCATCAAGCTAAAGTTACTCAATTCCAACAAGCTCTTAATACAGATAAGGAAATTGGTGGCGGTGATAAAGCTAAAATGAACGCATATTTGGATATAGCCGATAAAGGTTATACGGCTTTTGCTAATGATGAGGTAAAAGCTGCTCTTGCT